GTCTCCATAGATGGCCTGAGAACACTGGCTGGTGACACCCAGGAGATGATGGGCCAGGAGGGTCCTCTGTGGTGTGGTCCTAATGGGGACTGGAGGGATGTCTGGCTGGGACCAGGAGAGCCCAGGGCAGCAAAGGTGACAGTCCTGAGAGGGCCTACCTGGGCTGACCATCCTCCTGCCAGGTTCACTGGGGTAGCCCTGTATGACAGCTACTGCCAGACCACCAAACAGGGCAGGCCCACCAGGATGTGGGAACAGATGGGGCCTGAGATGCTGGCTAAGTGTGCTGAGGCTCTGGCCCTCAGGAAGGCCTTTCCACAGAAGCTGGCTGGGCTCTACACATCGGATGAGATGGGACAGGCCAGCAACCCTCTTCCTGATAACACAGAAAAGCCCATTCTTCACAGTACCGTCACAGAATCCAGCCGGAGCGTTTCAAATAGCCCAGATGGTGAAAGCCCTGTCCTAGTGGCGCCCAGGCCCTCTACGGGCGAATTAGGACCCTCTCATGAGACCCAGGCAGGCATGAGGAGCAGGGTCAGTCAGGCCCTGGGGAGGCTCAGCCCTAGCCAGAGAAGCCATGCCCTGGAGGTGGCTGATAGTAGGAAGCTGCCCCTTCCAGATGAGGCTGGTGATGGGAAATTTGGGCCTGACACAGCTAACGCCTGGCTGGCCATCATCAGGGAGTCCTCTGATGCCACCTAGGTCACAGGGTGCCTATGCCAGAGCTAAGGGACAGGCTGCTGAGCAGGCAGTGGCCAGGTATCTCCAGGACCAGGGCTATCCCCTGGCCTGTACTGCCAGGTCATCCTCTGGAGGTATGCAGTTTGGAGAGGACATCCTGGGAGTACCTGGGGTTTCCCTAGAGGTGAAGAATCGTAGGGATATCCAGCTGGGTGCCTCCCTGAGACAGGCTGCTATCCAGGGTGGTCCTGAGAAGATAGCTGTGGTGATTATCAAACCTGTGGGAGTGGGCCTGGAGTCAGTGGGTGACTGGTGGGCTCTGTCCTATGTCAGACATCAGGTCCCACTATGGCCAAAGGAGGGACAGCTATGAGCGTAGAGGTGTACCAGTGGGTCACTGTGATCCTGTTGGTTGCCATCCTGCTGGCTCTGGTTATCAGGCGTATCTGATGGCTAAGAAGCATCTTCCTGGGAAGGGAGAACAGAAGAAACTCCCTGTCAGGCGTAACGATATCTCGCATATCGTCTGTGGCTCCTGTGAATGCGTGTCAGGTTATGGTCTGCCACCTTCAGTGCAGGAGTGCCCCTGCGTCTGCCATGACACAGCCAGGAGATGGTGGAACCTCTGGCCCTGGAGGGCTGAGGTGTGAACAGGGAACTATTGCTGGCTGAGTACAACAGGCTCTGTGGGAACCTGGTGAAGGCTGGGGCAGAGCCTGTTGTCAGCAGCTCTGTGCTGGACGCCTTCAATGACCAGGAATTAGCGGAACTGGTGAAAGACAGTGCTCTCTGGCTGAGCAGGCTCAGGGGTCTCAGCAGATGATGACTGCACTGGATAGGCTCCTGGAACTGGTGCATGGAGGGCCTTATGAGATTCGCCAGTGGGCCATCATGGTCAGACTGGCTGCTGAGGCTGATGACAGTGGGTTAGTGGACAAACCAGAGATGTCTGTCCTGGCCCAGTGGATCAGTGGTTCTGAAGCCTGGGCCAAACACACAGTTAGATGTCTCCTGGAGCAGGGATGGCTCCAAGAAACAAAGTCTGGGCAGTGGGACATATCTCGCCTGCTGCGTAAGGGCCTGAACACCAGCATAGAGGACCGCTACTGACCAGAAAGTTCCTTCCCCCGCGCATACGCGCAGTAAGAGGTTCACGCGTGCGTCTCTTTAGAACCGCCAGGGGAAGGGCTGTACAGGCAGTGAAGGGCAGAGATGATGACGATTAGAAGTTCTCAGCAGATGAAACCCATCCTGCTGCTGGGCACAGAACATCTGTATGTAACAGAGCCCTTTGCGTATGAAACCAAAGGTTGACCTGGCGTTAGCAACTTCACCCAGGTGGAAGGCATGGCATCTCAGCGGAATCAACTGTCAGCTAAACAGAGGCAGAGAAATCTGGAGAACATCCAGTATGTTCGCTCCCTCTTGAAACAGAAGCAGGAAACAGATGGGCAGTTACAGACCAGACCTGTGGACCAGCAAATGGAAGACTCTGAGACTCCTGATCCTGGAGAGGGATAACTGGACCTGCTACCTGTGCGGAAAGAAGGCTGACCAGGTGGACCATCTGGTACCTCCCTCTGCTGGTGGTACTGATTCGCCACAGAACCTGGCTGCTGCCTGTCTTCGTTGCAATGACAGCAAAGGCAACAGATACGTAGACCTGCCACTGCACACAGTGGCCTGGTAACAGAAAGGATAGGAACTATGTCTGTGATTTGGGAGGACCCTCCTCCTGGTGTGGACAGGGCTAAGCGATTTGGTAAGGAGCCCTCTCCTCTGCGTAAGGAAGCGGATGAGATGCTGGAGACACTGCGCTCCAACCAGGGACGCTGGGCCAGGCTGTGGGACCTGGAGACAAAGGAAGATGCCAGGAAGCGCAGCAATTACGCTGGGCAGAAGGGGTTCAGCTTCTCTGTGCGTGAGACTCCCTATGGCTGGTCTGTGTTCGGTCGATACAACGGAGAACCAGACCCTGAGCCTGACCCTCAGCCTGCCCCTGAACCCCAGCCTATGCCTGAGCCTGGGCCATCCACTGTCGATCCGCTACAGGCCCAGGATATGGCAGCACAGGAGGACCCTGTGAGGGAGGCAACCTTTCCAGAGTGATCGGCCTGGTCTCTATCGTTGCCTCTACTGTGACCAGCACTGGCAGGAAGTAGAGATAGGTAACAGAGTGGGCTATCAGGCCATAGCTCCCCATAGTGCTGTGATGTGTGGGACCAGCACAGGAGCCAGGGCCAGAGGCTGTGTGATGGTGCCTAGCTAGGCATGAGTGGGGTGACAGGGCCAGTGTCTCACTGCTGAGCCTGGACTACTGAGCCTCCTCCTGGATGGGGTGACTGTGTCACTGAAGGGCTGGTGTCCCGACACAGTCACCCCACAAAGGATATCTGAAGGATTACTGATGGGTGAAAGCCTGATAGATGAATGGGCTATAGATAATCACTGGTCCTGGTTAGATTATGACAAAGGGTCAGGGTTAGAGGTTAATGGGGGTTTTTTAGAGGAGATTTCTAGTGGGGCAGCCTTGCCCAGCACCTATCTCCCTCCAGGGAGGAATGGGCCAAATGACCCCTTGATTTCCCATGTCAATGGGCCATCTGACTCATTTCCAGAGGTATTTGACGCTAAATCCAGCCTTAGAGGAATAGGGTTTCCCCGTATCAGTCCTCTTAGCTATAAATCACTGGACTATTCCAGGGGTAACGCACTTATCGCCTGGGCCAGGGATGTGCTGGGTGTGGAGCTGATGCCCTGGCAACAGTTCCTGCTGCGTGAGTCTCTGGTGATGAGGGATGGGGTCTACCGCTATCGGACCATCCTGGCTGTGGTGGCTAGGCAGAATGGTAAGACTCTGGTGACAGCTGTCAGGGTTCTGGGTGGCATCTGCCTCCTGGGAGAGCCCTCTGTGCTGGGTTCAGCGCACACCAGGGTTATTGGGATGGAAGCCCTGGAGCTGGCATACCAGCTAGCCCTGGACGCTGGGTTACCCACCCAGAAAATCCGCAGAGCAGCAGGCCAGGAAGAATTCAGGGTTGCTGGTGGACGCTACAAACTGACTTCTGCCACCACCCAGGGAGCCAGAGGTTACTCAGGTGTGAATCTGGTGGTCATAGATGAGCTAAGGCAGATGTCCCACTGGGAGCCTTACGCAGCACTAGATAAGACACGCAGAACAAAGAGAACCAGCCAGCTCTGGACCATCACCACAGAGGGAGACCTGTCCTCTGTGGTCCTGAATAAGCTCCAGACCATAGGCAGAGATGCCATAGAGGCTGGCCAGGACAGCCCTGTGGGCTACTTTGAATGGTCAGCTCCACCAGGAATGCATGCTGGGGATGTCAGGGCCTGGGCTCACGCTAACCCTGCCCTGGGCTACCTCCTGGATGAGGACACTGTCAGAGCAGAATTCCAGACAGACCCTCCCAGGGTGTTTGAGGTGGAAGTTCTCTGTAGGAAGGTCAGCCAGATAACTGGCTGGGTGGAACCAGCTGAGTGGGAAGCCTGTATCACAAAGGATCAGTTCCCCATAGACCAGCCCTTTGTTCTGGCAGTAGACGCAGTACCAGAGCTGAGGCATGTGAGCATTGTCGCTGGGGCTCTGGTGGGCAGGGTTCACCACATAGAGCTGGTGGAAACCTTTACAGGACCCATGGCCCTAGAGCATGCTGAGCAGCGTCTAGATGGCCTTCTCAGCCGCTGGAGACCTGCTGCCCTGGTCACCACTCAGAAGTCTCCCTGTGAGCCCTCAGTGGCCAAATTGGCTGCCACTGCAAACATCACTCACAGTGCAGTTAGGCCTGCTGAGTGGGCTAGAGCCTGTAGGGCCTTCTACGCAGCAGTCAGAGGCAGGCAGGTCTCCCACCCAGGAGGCTCAGGCATCTCAGCAGCCCTGGCTCTGACAAAGAGAGGGCCTGATGGCCTGGTGTCACAGGTTCACAGAATCAATGACAGTGCAGACAATGACGCTGCTCTGGCTGCTGTCCTAGCCCTCTGGGCTCCTACACAGCTGAAATCAGAGCCAGCCCTAGCCTGGACAATTTACTGATGATTAGAACCAGACTTAGCAGGGCAGTCCTCTGGGTCATCCAGCTGGCCAGTCTCTGCACTGTCCTCTACTGCTCCTGGCTGCTTCTGGACAGAGAGGTGTTTGCCCTGGTGGCCAGCACTATCACCCTGTTTACCAGTCTGTACCTGGAGCACACAGCAGAAGGTGAGACCACCTGATGGCACTGCTAGAGCTGCTACAGAGGGCCAGGACTCCCACCATCAGGAAGACAGCCACTCCTCACACAAACCTCCAGAGCCTAGGTGTGTGGCAGCACTGGTCAGGCTATGAGACCAGCCTGCTTCCCTTTGTCACAGAGGACCAGGTCCTAGGTCTCCCTGTAGTGGGTGGCTTCCTGAACATCACCACCAGTCTCCTGCTCCAGATGCCACTCCATGGCTACAGGCAGGCGAACCCTCTGAACCCAGACCCTGCCATCCTCCAGAACCCCACTCCAGGACCACAGAGAACCTTTGCTGATTTCATTAGCGAATACCTGAGGGACATGCTCCTGTTTGGTAACTATGTCGCTGTGCTAGGGCCTAAGAATGCTGCTGGCTGGCCTGACATCTTTGTTCCAGTCCCTGCTGGCCAGTGGCAAATCCTGGTAGAGAATGGCAGCTACCATTACCTGATTAATGGAGTCAGGAAGGAACCAGACGAAATCTTCCATGTCTCCATGAATGCCCTTAATGGGGAACTGACAGGCAGAGGTATCATCACTCTCTACCCAGGGCTAGTGGCTAGCAACGTGGCTGCTGAACGCTGGGCAGCTGCCTACTTCGAAGGTGGAGCAGTCCCACCAGGAGCTGTGAAGCATCCTAACCCAGAGCTGACACAGGCCCAGGCTGATGCCCTTAAGGCAAAGATGAGGGCTGTGGCCATGGCCAGGGAGTGGGCTGTCCTCCCTGGTGGTACAGAGCTGGAAGTGCTGTCCTCTGATGCTGAGAAGGCCCAGCTGAATGAGACCAGGAAGCTGAACGCACAGCAGCTGGCTATGGCTATCGGAATCCCTGGAGCCCTCCTGGGCCTGGACTCTCCCAGCCTCACCTATAGGAACATCACAGATGTGTTCCAGCAGTTCATCACTACCACTGTGATGCATTACCTGGTCCCACTGGAGCAGCAGATGACTCTCCAGTGTCTGCCTAGAGGCACCCAGGCCAGATTCTTCCTGGGTGCTGTGCTCAGGCCAGACCTTCCCCAGAGAGTGGACCTGGCCATTAAGAGTCTCCAGGGTGGACTCTTCACCCAGCAGGAAGCCAGGGCATTCTTCAACCTGGGAGCTGT